GGTTCTGCTGGGTGGCGCCGCCGAGCTGCTTCTCGAAGTCGGCGAGGGTCGCTTTCGCGACGTCCCCGGTCTTCTGCAGCTTTTTGACGATGTCGTTGAACTGCTTCGTCGACGCTCCGGCCAGCGAGTTGACGAGGGCGTAACCGTCCTGGCCCATGTTCTCCAGGAGGGATTCGACCTCGGCGCCACCCCGCTTGGAGATTTTCGACAGGTTGGTGCGCCACTTGTCCGTTGCCGCAACGGACGCGTTGAGCTGCTTCTCATAGGCCTTCAAATCGAAGCCGGTGGGCGCCTTCGCCCCCTTCTTCACGCCGAGGGCCGAATCCGCGGCGTACACCTTCTGCCGGTCTGCGCTGACCGTCTTGTCTCTGGCCTTCTTCGCCGACCGCGCCTTGGTGACACGGTCCTCGGCAGCCCGCAGTTGTGCGGCCGTGTGGTGCTCGTGCCGCACCCTCGCCAGGTTCTTCTCGGCTGCGGTGAGGCTGTCGGCGGCCTTCTTCTGCTCTTTCAGCGCCGTGTTGAGGACACCCCAGGCGTCCTTCAGGCGCTGGACGTCCTGGTCGTAGCGCGACTTGGCGTCCGACGGCCCGCCGAGCACCGGCTGTCCGCTCGGGGTGTAGGTGAAGCCGCTCAGACCGCCGTTGGCGTACCAGGCGACAGCCCCGCCGAGCCGGCTGACGGTCTGCGCGGCGATCTGCCGGGAGCGGCCACGCTTCGCCGGGTTGAGGGGGATGTAGGCCTCGTCCCCGGCCTCGTCCTCCGCCCACACCCGGTAGGTGCCTTTGCGGGCAATCTGTGCGACATGGTTCTCGCGCATGCCGCCGTCGGCGTAGAAGCTGACGATGCCGCCGTCCGCTTTGCCGACAACCTCGTGGACGGACTTCGATGTCGTCGTCACGATCGAGTTGACGTAGTTGGTGACGGTCTTTCCGTGCAGGTTGTTGATGTAGCGCTGGATTGCGGCGGCTGCCGCTGCCGGGCCGCCGGTTGGCAGGGTCACCCTGATCTGGCGGTTCGGGAGCCTCTGCACCTTGAAGCCCAGACTCGTCAGGGCTCCCTGAGCCGCGCCGGTCAGCGCACCAATGGTGATCGACTTCCCCTTGGTCCCTGCCACCTTCTGCCTGACGGCCTCCAAAGCCGCCATGGCGCTCGCGGTTTTGGCGTCGACGCCCACCGCCTTGGAAGGCAGCTTCTTGGCGATCAGAGCATCCAGGGCGGCAGCGGCCTTCCCCGTCGGGGCAGTGATCTCCATCTGACGGCCACCGGGCAAGGTCTTCACCTTGAAGCCGACGTCCTCGATGTCCTTCTTCGCCTCGGCGGTGAGCGCCGACACCCGGATCGTGGACCCCTTCGGCATGTGACCGGCCAGCCCCTGGACGTACAGCAGTTGCTTCTGTGTGGCCGACAAACCCGGGGTAGACATGGTGATGGCCAGCGACGACGGGATGAACCCCATCTGTGCCGCCAGCACCTTGGCCTGGTCCGCGGTGAGCCCGAACTTCTGGCCTGCCGTGACCGCGGCCTTCCATGACGTCTCCATGTGCGCCTCGGCCTGTTTCAAGGCCGGGACGACGCCTTCGTTGTTGGCGCGCGCGAAGTCGTAGGTCGACTGGGCCGCTCCAGCCGTCTGCTCATTCAGGGCCTGGAGCTTGGTCCACAGGCTCTGGCCGTTCTCCGACGTCGTGTTGAGTGACCCGTCGACCTGAAGCAGGGCCTTCCCGTAGCCGTGGGACTTGTCGACGCCGTCCTTGTAGCTGCCGTTCAGGTCGAGGATCGCCTGGTTCATGGTGGCGACCGCGGCCTGCACGTCGAGTTCGCCGCCCGACAGCAGGTCGAGGGCGGTGTGCAGGGCCCGCGCCTTCGTGTCCGCATCCGATGCGGAGTCACCGAGGGTCTTGATGGCGGTCTGCAGGCGGCCGGTTGGATCGGTCGCGTCCAGCGCTGCGGCGCCCGAGCCCTTCACTGCGGCAGCCAGGTCGGCCTGCTTCTTCTTGGCCGTGCCGAACTCTCCGGACAGGCTCCCGAGAGCATCCGCTGCGTCCTTGTAGGCCTGCCCCTGCTCGGTGAACGCCACCTTGCGGCCGCTCTTGCCGGACGCAACCCACTCCCGGTTCGCGTTGGCCGCGGTAAGGAGCTTCTTCTGAAGCGTGTCGATGCTCGTGCCCTGGCCCAGGTATGCGTCTGTGAGCTGGCTGGTGCCCACGCCTGCCTCGTGCATGACGTTGAGGAGCTGGGTTTTGCCGTCCTTCAGCTTCGCGTCAGCCAGCGTCTGTACGGCGGCAGCACGAACGGAGCCGTCCGCCAGACCGGCGGACGCTGCCAGCGCCTGGGTGAGGCTGGAGATCCGCTGCTGGTGAGCGGCGGCGGCAGCAGCGGCCTCCTGCTGCTTGCGGGCCAGCATGTCCAAGCCGATCATGGCGCCTGCGATGGCGATGCCCCACGGGCCGCCGAGGAATCCGTACAGTCCGCGCATGCCGCCCATGAGTCCGCGCCCGACACCGGTACCGATGGCGGCCATTGCGCCGCCCGCGGCGGACCGGAAGCCTACGAGGCGCCCGCCGGCTTCCTGAATGCCGGTGGAGGCGCTGCGGAAGCTGTTGCCCATTGCGGCGATCGTCGGGGAGCGTGCTTCCAGTGAGGCGAGCCCGGCACCCCAGTGCCCCAGCGATACCCCGGCCCGGGCGGCGAGGATCGTCTGCGTCTGCATAGCGCCGCGCACGCCGTTGAAGGAGCCGACGGCGGAGCGGCCGTAGCCGACGACGGCCTGCTGCATACCTTGGATCTGGCTGCGGAACGGACGCATTGCGAGCATCGACAGCACGGCCAGCTGCATCGGGCCGGGCAGCCCGGCGAAGGCGTGAGCGATGCCGCCCACCAGCGCACCGATGGGCCGCAGGATGCCGGACATGTCGCCGATCAGGCCGACACCGACTTGCAGCCGCCCCGTGGCCACGCCGAGGGCGCCCGCCCCCGAGGAGACGGATGTGAGCAGGTCGTGCATGCCGCCGACGAGCGGGGCGGCTGCCGCACCGGCGTTGGAGAGCACCTTCTCCAGCGACTGCACGGAGGTGATGGCCAGCGGCACGGCGGCGACGAGCGCCCCGCTGAGCGCCGCCTTTACCGGGTTCGCCAGGCTCGCGGCTGCCTTGCCGATGCCGCTCGACGCCGCATGCAGCTTGGCCTCGACCGCCGGCCCGTAGATGTCCCACAGGTCTCCGGCGATACGGATCCCGGACTTGATGTAGGGGATGGCGTCCGAGACGCCCTTCGACATGCTGCGGGTGATCTTCTCTAGGCCGGGAGCAACTCCCAAGTACACCTGGAGGAAGGCGGATTGGAGCTGCTTACCGAGGCCGCGCATCGCGCCGCCAAGGCCTTTCGACTCCGCTGCCGCGAGTGCTGCGGCGCCGCCGACGCGGCCGACCTGGACACCGAACTGCTGGAACGCGCTCCCGCCCTGGTGGGCGAGCGCCACCATGCCCGCCAGGGCGGGTTTGCCGAACGCCATCGCTGCGGCGGCGGTGAACTGCTGGGTGGTCAGGTGGTGGGAGGCGTCGCCCAGCTTCGTGATGACGTACTGGAGGCCCTTGAAGTTGCCCTGGCTGTCGAACGCCTCGATGCCGAGTTCGTGCAGGCCCTTCTGGGCCAGCTTGGTGGGCTTCGCCATGTTGACCAGCGCGGACCGCAGGGCTGTACCGGCGGTTTCGCCGATGATGCCGGACTTGCCGAGGAGGCCGACTGCGGTGGCGGTGTCCTTGATGGAGATGCCCATGGTGTGGGCGATGGGGCCCACGTATTTCATCGCGTAGTAGATGTCCATGAGTTCGCCGGACGCCGAGTTCGACGTGTTGGCGAGGACATCCGCTACGTGGGTTGCCTCGGTGGACTTGAGGGCGAACTGATCCATGATGTCGCCCTCGATCTTCGCCGCGGTCGCGACGTCAGTTCGAGCTGCGGCAGAGAGCTGGATGGTGCCTCGGGCGGCCCGGATGGCGTCCTGCGCCGACAGGCCCGCCTTAGCCAACTCGACCATCGCGTCAGCGGCCTCAGCCGCGTTCGCGGACGGCAGTTTCATGTCTGCACCGAGCGCCTGCGCTTCACGGCCCGCCGACGACATTTGTGCCCCTGAGGCGCGCGTGACCTCAAGGAACTTGTTCATCGCGTCGGTGTACTCGTTGCCTGCGTGGACGATGTCGTGCAATCCGAACAGGATCGCGCCGCCCGCCAGGAGGGCGCCGAGGTGCTTGACGGGGCCGAGGACGGATTCGACGCCGGAGCGGACCGAGCCCATGCCGTTGCGGGCCGCCGAGCCCATCCGTCCGAAGGCTGCGGGCGCGAGCGCGGTCTCGTCTCGCATCGCTCGCGTGCCGCGGCTGGCAGCCAGTGCTGCGGCCTCGCCCTCCCGAACGCCCGCCGCACCGCCGCGCGCACCCGCACCCATGGCCGTCAGCCCGGCACGGGCCGCTGCCCCGTCGGCGCCGAGAGCCCGGATGCCACGCCCGGCAACCAGGGAGGCGTCTCCGAGAGCAATCAGTTCGCCGGTGCCGGTGCGGATGACAGTGCCGAAGCCGGGCATCTCGGCGATGACGCGAACGCGCACGGTACGGTCGGTCACGGCAGCCCCCGATCTTCAGTTGTGGAGGCGTGCGGGCGCTGAGCGTGGTGCGGGAGGATTGCGCTATGGACGACCTGATGCAGTGGCTGGGCGAACAGCTCGACGAGGACGAACGGATCGCGCGGGCGGCGGCTGAACCCGAGAAGTGGATTGAACTGAACCGCGCGCCTCATCTGCACTGGTCTGTTGAGTACTGGGCTGACCCTGACCGTGCCGCCGTTGTGGCCGAAGAGTCGTCCGCCTATCCAGTCGTCGTTACGGCTGAGGGCATGGATGAGGCGGACGCCGAGGCGCGGGCGGTCCACGTTGCTGAGCACGATCCGGCCCGCGTACTGCTGGAGACCGACGCCAAGCGGCAGCTGATCCGTGAGCTGCTCGACTATGAGGCCCAGTTCGACAGTGACCGGGGATGTGGCCACAGCGCGGAATACTTCACGTCCGGCTTGCATAGCGGTCACATGCCGAAGGACATCCTCGGCCTGCGCCTGATGGCCTCGGGCTACAGCCACCGGCCCGGCTTCCGCGAGGAATGGCGCCCGTAGGCGCGTCGCTCCGGCCGAGCACTGGCAGGTCAGCCGGTGGCCATCCCGAACGAGCGCAGGATGTCGGCGGCGGCCTGCGAGGGTGGTCCAAGTTCGCCGGACTGGAACTGGAGCTGCAACGCCGCATTCCACAGCCGCAGCAGCTGCCCGTCAGACAGGTGATCCCAGAACTCTGCGAACTCCGCCTGGTCGGCAGGCTTGGGCTCGACCAGTTGGGCCTCGACGAGCGCCGGGGCGAAAGTGTCCGGATCGAACGCCGGTTCCTCGTTGCTACCGGCCGTGGCGGCGGCCTCGATCTGCTCCTTCGTAGGCGGATGCTCCGCCCGAAGAGCCTGATAGGCCCGGTGCGTGATCGCTTCGAGGGTGAAGCGCACCCGGGACTCCTCGGCCTGCGCCTCCACCTCCTGCAACTGCTTCGCGACGTCGCGGACCGTCTCCGTACCGTGCGTCTCATCGTGACGCTGCGCCCGCTCCAGCAGACTGTCGAACGCGTCGAGTTCCGCGGAGGCCGTCGAGTCCATGATGAGTTCGACGACCCGCCGGGGCCGCTGAATCTTGGCGCGGACGTCGGCGAACGTCAGCGCAGGCTTCGCCGCCCGACGCGCGGGCGGCTTCCTGCTCGTGCTCGTAGTGGTCATGGGTTCCCTGTCCTTCACGTGCTTCTACATGGCCTGATGCACGGCGATTTCGATGCCGGTAACCAGGTCTTCGGCGTTCGCGTCCAGTGCGGGGCCGAGGTGTGGAATGGGTGCGTTCTTGCTGGTGCCGTACTCGATGATGTTGCCGAGAGGCCCCTGTGACCGCCCCTTGTCCGGGCCGATCTCGCCCTCGACACCCACAGGCGTGACCTTGACGTCGTAGGTGATCGAGTACGGGTAGGCGGGCAGGTACTTGTGGCCCCGGATCCGGTTGCGCGCGTCATCCCGCACCTTCCGGCTGGTGACCGTGACGGCCTTCCCGACGTTCACCCTCAGCCGCTCCGCGAAGGTCCCCAGGTCGTCCACGACCACGGTGAGGCCGATCACGTCAACACCCG